ATAGTTTGCCGAGTATGAACTTTACGTCTTGACTCAAAGCTATCAAAATAGTTTTGACCCAAATCTTGTTCTGTGTTTATCTTTAAGCTATGCTCAATAACTGATTGAATCTCTTCATACTTTCCTTCTTTCAATAAATCTACAGAAGTAAGTATTGCTTGCTTCATGGATTGATTCTTACAAAACTCTAATGACTTATCCTTTGCGTATTCTATCTCCTGTCTATTTACTTTTGTTTCAATATCAATAAGCACTTCAATCGTATCTTCTTTGAGTTGATTGTCGGGTAGAGATGAGATCTCAACCTTCAATGTCTCATAGGTAGGTGGAGTATTATACTTATTGAATAACTTTCTTACTTCGGTCCAAACTGTCTTGTGAGCGTCGCTAGTGAAATAATCGTCTTTCAATGTTTCAAATGACTTTTCAAAAAACTCTCTATCAGTAAGAAGTCCTTGAATAACATTATTCTGAAAACCTACTCCAAACGACTCAAAAGAATCAGTATTTGTTGCCAATGTTGCTCTCCTTCAAATAACAGGTTTATCGTTCAAGATGGAGAAGTTAGCCAACCATGTATCTATGTTAGTTGGGCTAATGTCCTCCGACATCATTGTAATGCGAAACTGGTAAGAATTAAACTTAGGCGTTTCAGAAATGTAAGAATTTCGCAAACTATCTATAGAGGCTAGAGAGATTTCCAATTCTAACAACTGAATTATCTTATAATTGAGCCTAATAAGCTCTTCATTATCAAGATACTTTTGATACTTTTTTTCCTTACGACCAAGCAACCATTCAAACAAATCATCAATGTCAAATTCTTCATGTGCAGACCAGAGTAGATGTATGTCTTTGCGTGCTGTCTTTTCACCTATTCCTTTGACACCAGTAATGTTATCACTCTTATCGCCTACAATAGCCTTCAAGAGCGCATAGTTATAAGGATGAATGTTTTCTTTCTTGTGCATCCACTCCAAGTCAATCATTTCACCAGTAGGGTTTTCTTTGGTTTTTACGGGTCGAAATACAGAGATGTTTTCATCCACTAGTTGTAGATAATCTCTATCGGTTGTAATAATGATTGACTTCTTATCAATGACCTTTTTAGCCATGTATGCAATGGCATCATCTGCCTCTAAATACTTGACGGCTACTTGTTTCATTGGAAGATGATCCAGAGAGGCTTTGAGTAATTCTAACTGACGAGCAAAGGCTTCTTTCTCGTCCCTGTCAGAAGTCGTAAAACCGCGCCTCATCCCTACCATCTTCCGCCCTTCTTTGTACTCCCGCAATTTCTTACGTCTTCTCTCGCCCGACTGGCTTCCCTCCCAAGCAATGATGCACTCACTGGGCTCAAACCGTTTAATGTAACTCTGTAAAGCATTGAGACTTCCGTAGACACCACCTACGTGTTCTCCGTTGTCATTGGTTAGTGGGACACTAGCAAAACTTCTACAATACAAATTTAGTAAATCTATAAACAGGACGGGCTTGCTTTCCATTAAAGAATACTCCTTATAGGTATTTTAGACTATAGCCACTTTTGGTAGTATGGTAACACTTCTTAACACCATAATCTTGCATAATGCGATAACAAGATTTGCAAGGATGTGCTGGCTTAAGCCAACCATTTTTATCCTCGCGATAAATAAACATCTTTGAGCCGTAGATATCATCAGAATGACGATACGGATTTACTCTTAACAAAACATCCAATTCTGCATGTATACTTTGTGCGAAAAATTCATAATGCTTTTTGATCATGGGATGGCTTTTATCTTTATTAAAACCAGTAAACACTTTGCCATTTTTTAGAATTAAGACAGTACCAAATCTTGTATTGTGAATACTTTTCAAACATTCATTTCTTGCAATTCGGAACCACTTATTCTCCAAAACACTATCTATAATATAACGATTCTCTTCAAACTTGTCAAGCATAAAATAAAAACCTTTTTACCCTCTAAGACAAAAATAGACAGGGTTTTGACACCCCATCTAATTTCGTTTTCCTCTTCGGGTAGTATAAATATAGCTGAAATTTTTTAGAAAAATGCACTATCAATCAAAAAAATTTAGATTCAACCACCAAAGATTTTTTTCATAATTTTTATCAGAATCATCATCACTACCCAACCAGCCGCAAACTCATACCACACCAGTGTTGGTGCCCCAAAAGGAGCAGCTGCAAGATTCCAAAGCCACGTTAATGGCCATGATAAAGCAAGTATACCTATCACAGCTAAAACTATAAACCCAACTGCTCCTATGACCACTCCCAATAAGTAACTAGCATCAATCTTGTCTTCTTCCTTTTCTTCTTGCGGCTCTTGTATGTATACCATTAGGTTTCCTCACCTGGAGAAATGGGTTCAATTACCATCTCTTCCTCTCTCTTGTCTGGGTCTTGCTCTATGACCAAAACCTCTTTTACCTTTTGTTTGCAATATTCGTGAGCTTCTTTATTTGCCGGTTCGCGGATCCAATCAACAAACTTTCTATTCTGAAACTCATACACTTCACCAGTGTCCTTGTTAGTGATTGCAGATTTTTGTGCAGAAATCTTCTCCGCCACATCAAACTGCAACAATACTTCTAGCCAACTCTCTTCATCAATCAACCCCCGATTGAAATACATCTTTAGTTTGGCTTCTCTTTTCGGCGGACCCATTCTATTCTTTTGAGTAAATGGTCTAATACCTACTCCTAGAGTATCCTTGCCAGCCTTTACAAATCCATCTCTATACAAACGAATCCTTGTTGACGCAAAGAATGGAATAGCTTTACCGCCGGGAGCTACCAAGTCATCACCAAATGTCACTCCAATCTTTTGTCTCATCTGATTCAAGAAAACCAAAGCTACACGCTCTTTTCCAATAAAACGAATTGTCTTACGCAATCCTTGACCTATCATTCGGGCGTGCATTCCTACAGTAGATTCGCCATGATCCTTTTGCATTTCTGCATCAGTTGAAGTGCCTGCTACTGAATCCCAAACAATACAACAAAGCTTATCGCCTCTATTTTCTTTTATCTTTCGGATAATGTTTTCAATTGAAGAAAAAACTTTCTCTACAGAATCTACTTGAATGTAAACCAAGGATCCTTCGGGATACAATTTCAAACCCAACAATTCTAAAAAGTCTTCATTGACAGCATTTTCTGTATCAATCAATACAGGAATACCGCCTTTGTCTTGACAATCCTTCAAAATCATGTATGACAATAACGATTTACCAGTAGCTTCTTCTCCTACTATTTCAGTAAGTTTACCCACCGGTACGCCGCCGCCATTAGAACTATTAGAAATAATCGTATCTAGAACGGTAGATCCTGTAGAAATCCATTCTTTTACATCACTAGGGGTATCATTCTTGCCTAAAATAAACGCCACATCGCCTAGTTGTTTATTTAGGCTATCAACTAAGATATCTGTTAGAACAGAATCCCCCTCGCTAGAGGGGGATTTGTCCGTTGCTATTTTCTTTCTTGCCATTAATTCAACAACTTATCAAAGGCATCATCAATCTTAGCGTTGCTACTATCTTCTTCTGCCTCTACTTTCTCCTTCTTCTCTGCTGCTCCAAAATTGACCGAAGTACCTGGCGAAGAATCAGAATCATTAGCGTTAGGATTAAGGTGCTTCTCCAACGCTTCCTTCATCTCATCTACTGGACTATAGTCAAAGAGAGTATTGATAGGAGCGATAGTATCAATCACATCCTTGATGTCCTTCTTAGGAGCCAACGGAGTCGGCTTCAAGGCAGTAGTAATGGTAGTCGGCATTAGCCAACCATTGAAACCAGGCTCAACAGTTACCATCAAATCCAAACCTTCAT